TCGGTAAACAGCCGTGCGTGAGTGTTGAGCGAATACAGGTGAACTAACGAATCAACGGAGCAGAACAAAATGACCATTACTTTTAGTGCAATCGTTTATCAGCAACTGCGTCTTGATGGTTTCGTGGCAAGTGCTGCGCTTTTTTATGCCCGTAAGGCTAAAACCGCCGAGCTGATGAACTTTCGCTAACCCCAAACACTGGAGGTCGCCATGAGCGATATCAAACCTATCCGCGCGAATAGCCGTGACGGCGGCGACACCTATCGCATGCTGAACATGATTCACGTCATGGCCGGCATGCTGGCAAACGAGCCAAAGAAGCACTTCACCCTGGCTCGTACGAACAGCGACCCTCAGTACGGGCCAATTATCACCGTCTGGACAAATGGAGTCGTCGATGTAGAGGCGCGGACTTGGAGGGATCAAGAGCCGGCTTACCACGAATACTCGATGACGCGAGTAGTCGTCCCGCCCACCGAATAACGCCACCCTGGAGGCAGCATGCACCCCGACATCCAAATGCGCCGCGATATAGTCGATGGCCTGCATCAGCGTTCCCGTCTCGCCACTGCTGAGTTCTACCGGCTGATTGATCGGCCTGAGCCGGTGGCTGCCTTTCGGATGATGGTCAAACCAGCAGGCCGCGACTTTTTTCATGTAGTGGATAGCCAGACCGATAAGGTCGTTGGATTTCGCCGCAACCACAACGACGCCTGCGCCCTCGCCCGGAGCCTGGAGCGTGATCAGTGAGTCTGCAGCAGCGTGACCACGACACGGCTGTCGGATGGATCAATGGCGAGCTTGCCGAGCTTAGGAGTGCGGTAGGAAAGCCAAACGCGAGCGCAGCAGCGCGCTCAGCGATAACCCTCGCCTTCCTTCTGCGCGCCATCAGCGACACCGAGCAGAGAGAGTTTCAAGCGCGTATCGACGACATCTACAAGTCCTCTCGCGCAACGGCTGCCTAAACCCAACTTCCAAACATCACCCGCGGTACCTTCTGGCGCCGTGATGGAGGCTCTATGTCTCAAGAAAATGAATCTCCCCTCTCTGCTGCCGATCTGCGGACGATTGCCTACGCCGCGCCCACCGCCAAGATCGAGCGCGAAGAACTAGATGCTGCCCACCGTCAGGCTGAGCGGGAGCGCATCGAAAAGCTTGGCGGTTCTGCTGAGCTGGTGTTGGACCTGGAAGCCAGGCTTGCCGCCGCCGTCGATGATCGCAAGCGCGCCCAGGTCGAGGCGAACTACGCAAAGAAGAAGCTGGAGCAGGTTTTCGAGTCGGTCAGTGCTGCGGTGGGCCGGGATGTTCGCCAGCTCAGCGTCGTGCACCTCGGCATGGCATTGACAGCCAGCCAGTCGAAGCTGGTCACGCTGGCCGGCTACATCGACCGATCACTCACCCTGGATGACCTCGTAGTGCTGAAGCGAGTAGCCAGCAACCTGGGCGTCATACAACCCCAGACCATGGCCCAGGCCGCGCAGCTGATGGGCCTGAGTTACCGGAGGGCTGTATGAGCCCTGCTATGGCCGCCCAATTTGACTGGATGACGGTAGGCGCCTTCTCGCCGGACAGATTCACCGGCGACCAGCGCAAAGAGTACGAAGAAGCCATGAGCCGCATCCAGCGGCAGTGGGACAACCAACCAAACTGAGGAAACTCAAATGTTCAAGAAAGCCGAACGCAAGCAGGCCAAGCTACGGCTGGCACTTGCCGGGCCGTCTGGATCTGGCAAAACCTATTCAGCTCTCCTCTTGGCCATGGGCCTGGGCGGGCGTATCGCGGTAATCGACACTGAGCACGGCAGCGCATCGCTATACGCGGACCTGGTCGACTTCGACGCAATGGAGCTGCATGCGCCGTATTCGCCTGAACGCTACATTGAGGCGATCGTGGCAGCTGAACAGGCAGGCTACGACACGCTGATCATCGACAGCTATTCGCATGAGTGGACCGGATCCGGCGGATGCCTTGAGCAGAACGAGACAGTTGCTCATCAGAAATTCCGTGGTAACACCTGGGCAGCCTGGAACGAGACCACGCCGCGCCACCGGAAGCTGACGGACAAGATCCTAACCAGCTCGATGCACATCATCTGCACCATGCGCAGCAAGACGGAGACCGTCCAAGGCGAGGGCAAGAAGATCCTCAAGTTGGGCATGAAGTCCGAGCAGCGCGACGGCACCGACTACGAGTTCACCGTGGTGCTGGACCTTACCCACGACGGCCATACCGCCACAGCCAGCAAGGACCGGACGAAGCTGTTCGACCAGCCAGAACTGATCGGCGCAGACACCGGCCGCCGCCTGTTGGCCTGGCTGAACTCTGGACTGAACCCGGAAGACAGGGCCAAGGAGCAGCTGGTAGACGCGCTCGCCGACATCGCAAATGCGCCGGATATGGCGGCGCTTGAGTCCGCCTACAACGCAGGACGCGTCATCGTCCACGGATTCGACAACCTCAAGCCTACCCTGGTCGCCGCAAAGGAGATCCGCAAGGCTGAACTGAACAAAGCGAGGCAGTCAGCATGATCAGCATCCTACAGAACGAAGTAGAGCGCCTTCGGCCAGCATCGAACGAGCTGAACTCCCTGACCGAGCAGTTCCTGGCCGCCGGCGGCAAGATCGAAGAAGGCCCCGCCAGCGGCTATATCCCGAAGCCGATCACGTACAGCACGCAGATGCCACCTGCGCCGAAACCATTCGTTCGGCGCCGAGTTGAGCCTTTCACACCTCCGCCTCCCACTCCGCTTGAGATCAGGCAAGAGCAACGCCGTAAGCGAGTGGAATGGGTGATGGAACTCGCTCCCGACCACACTCAAAGCGAAGTGATCGACATCACCGGAATCGGTCGTAGAACACTGCTCGCCATGTCGAAAGAATTCGACTTCAAGTTCAAGCGCTCATCCCACGGCGGACACAACAGCCCGGATCGACTCAAGGCTGCCGCCGAGCATGAAGCAACTCTGGTCGAGCGAATCAACGCGTTCAAAGAGCTTGGCATCAGCAGGCGCCGCCTGTGCGTAAAGCTAAAGATAACCGGCACCACGCTGCTCAAGATCCTTGAAAAGCACTCAATCGATTATCCGAAGTCACGCGCAGGCGGCCAACGATGCGCCGCATAGCCCGCAAGAGGTAGGCCATGGCCAAGACTCCCACAGAACGAAAACGCGACCAGCGCGAGCGGGACAAGATGACCAAGGCGGAAAAAGAAGCCGCCCTGCTGTCTCGCCAGATCGTCACGAAGCTCTATCACAACGATGACGCCGCGCTTAAACGGGTCATGGCCAGGACCGGGATCGACGAAGAGCAAGACCTGATTTCTCGATTCATCCGTGGCGCCGACCGCATGACCGACGAGCAACTGGCTGCGCATATTCGCATTGCGTGACATGCCGTCGTGACACACAAACCCTGGAGATAAAATGAATGAGCTGGCTCTTTTCGCAGGCTCTGGTGGCGGAATACTCGGCGGCCACCTTCTCGGGTGGCGCACCGTCTGCGCCGTTGAGCGTGATGCCTACTCCGCACAAGTTCTGGCGCAACGACAAAACGATGGAGCCCTCCCAGCTTTCCCGATTTGGTCTGACGTGTGCAGTTTTGACGGAAGGCCATGGCGCGGCCTTGTTGACGTGGTTTCTGGCGGATTCCCGTGTCAGGACATATCAGCTGCCGGGAATGGCGACGGCATCGATGGCGCCCGCTCTGGACTCTGGCGTGAAATGGCGCGAATCGTCGGCGAGGTACGACCTCGATTCGTCTACGTGGAAAACTCACCTTTGCTTGTGGGAAGAGGACTTGCCGTGGTCCTCGGTGACCTTGCCGAAATGGGGTATGACGCGCAATGGTGCATTGTTTCAGCATCCGACTGCGGAGCGCCCCATCAGCGCGAACGTTGCTGGGTTGTGGCCCACGATAACGGTACATGGCAATCACAACCAGCCGGGCAGCAGCAAGAACGCCGGTTGGGGTCTGAGCGCAGCAGTCAAACTTTGGCCGACACCTGTAAGGCGCGACTACAGGTACCCAGGCAAAAGCCGCATGGAAAGGACGGGCAGCAAATCAGGCGAGTGTCTACCTCAAGTGGTCGGTGGCCCACTGAACCCGGAGTGGGTCGAATGGCTGATGGGGTGGCCTTCCGGTTGGACCGAATTAAAGCCCTTGGCAATGGACAAGTTCCGCGAGTGGCAGCAAC